CGGTTCAGCAGTTGGCGAACTTGTTTCATTCACTTTAGAAACTACAGGAGATGTTGTTGAAAGTACAAAAATGTCTGATGCCGCAAAAAGTTTTATTGCTGGTAGAACATCTTTTTCTGGTAGTTTAGAAATGCACTTTGATGAAGCTGATAGTGTCCAAACACAATTAGTTGCTGGTGCAAGTATAACTTTTAAACTATTACCAGAGGGCAGTTCAACAGGTGACAGAAAATTTGAGGGTGAAAGTGTTATTACAGGAATGTCAGTATCACAACCTTTAGATGGAGTTGTTGCTAGATCAGTTACTTTTCAAGGAACAGGTGCTTTGACAATAGGAACTGAATAATAGTTTATGTCGATATTAGAAAGAGCAAAATCTCACTTTGAGAGTATAGGTGTTCAATCTATTGAAGTTCCAGAATGGAAAGATGAAGATGGCAAACCTACTGTCATTTTTTGGAATCCAATAAATTTATTTGAAAAAAATAAACTTTTCAAAAAATCTGAGAACTTATCTGATGTGAGTATTTTAGCAGATATTGTTGTTATGAAAGGTTTAGATAAAGATGGAAAAAAACTTTTCAAATTAGACGATAAGATGGATTTGATGACAAAAGTTGATTCAGACGTTTTATCTAGGATAGCAACTGCTATGATACAAGTAGCAACCCCAGAAGAACTAAAAAAAAACTAATTTTTAATCCTGAATTAAAAAATTTACTTATAGTCGCTGATAGGTTAAAAATAACCTTATCTCAACTTTTAAAAATGGAAGTCTGGGAGTATAATCATTGGGTAGCTTATTTTATGCTTGAAAGTGATCAGCAAGAAAAAGCTAGTCAAAAAGGTAAATAGATGGCTCAAAATTTAGTATTAAATATATTAGCAAAAGATAAAACTAAACAAGCATTAACATCTGTTAGAGGATCGTTAGCCAAAGTTAAATCTGCTGTATTTAGTTTACAAACTGCTTTTGTAGGTTTAGGTGCTGGTTTAGTAATAAGAAATTTAGTAAGCACAGGACGAGAGCTTGAAAATTTAAGAGTCAGATTAAAATTTTTATTAAAAGATACTAACGAGGGTACTAAAGCATTTGACAATATGGTCAAGTTTGCTTCCAAAGTTCCTTTTTCATTAGAAGAAATACAATCAGGATCAGGTATATTAGCAACTGTAACAGATAATGCAGATGATCTTCAAAAGATGTTGGAGATTACAGGAAACGTTGCGGCTACAACAGGACTAGATTTTAGAACTGCGGCAGAACAAATACAAAGATCATTTAGTGCTGGTATTGGTGCGGCTGACCTTTTCAGAGAAAAAGGTGTTAGAAATATGCTTGGCTTTAAAGCTGGAGCGACAGTATCTATTGAAGATACAGTAGCGGCATTCGAAAGAGTATTTGGTAAAGGTGGAAGATTTGGTAACTCTACAGATGAACTAGCAAAAACATTTGAGGGTACTCTCTCAATGATTGGTGATAAAATATTTAATTTCAAAAAAGTTTTACTTGAAGCTGGTTTTTTTGATGAACTTAAAAAACAATTCGGTGACTTAGATAAATTCTTAGAAGACAATGCAGAAAAACTAGATGAGATAGCAGAAACCGTAGGAAAAAATTTAGCAAATGCAATAGTCGGTGCTGTTAGAGTAGGAAAAGAATTACTTCCAGTCATAAGAGATATAGGTTCAGTTCTTGGTACGATTATAAAAGGATTTAACGAATTACCAGCATTTGTAAAATCAATAGGTTTAGTTGGTGCTATGCTTTTCGGAAAAAAAGGTGCGGCGGCATTAGCTGGTATATCTTTTATAATTGGAAGAATTAAAGAAATATCAGAAATACCAACACTTATTCCAATTAGTAATATGGACCTTAAAAATGTTAAGGACATTGAAAAAGCTATTGATGATTTAAAAAACAAAATTATAGAACCAGCATCATTTATAAATGATGTAGGTTTAGAGGAATTTCACGAATTAACAGACGCACAGTTTGCTCATAATCAAGTAGTTAGGAATCAACTTGAACTTTTAAAAGAAATTTTACAATTAGAAAAACAAAGACTACCACATCATAGAGAACTTCATAAAGGTTTGAAATCTATTTCTGTCGCAGAAGAAGATATTGCTAAAAAAGTCAAAAAAACTCTAGATTTAAGAAAACACATGCAAGAAATCATTAGAGATGCTGAAAATAAAGAGATGCAAAAACAACTTTTTATTCAAACAGAAATTAATAAAAAGAAAATGGAATTTAATAGATTAGTTTCTACAGCAGAGAAAGAATTTGCAAAACAAAAAAATACAATAGAACAAGTTGGAGAAAAAATACAAGAAAATAATGATTCCTTTTCTCTAACTAACGAAATATTTAGCACTCTAACTTCATTTACAAGTTCTTTTTCAAGATCAATAGCAGAAGCATTAGTATTAGGTAAAGATTTAAACAAATCATTTAAAGAATTAGCACAAGGAATATTGGTAGATATTTTAGCCAAAACAATAGAAATAATTATTTTAAGAAAAATAGAAGATATATTAATTGATAAAGGAATCATAAAAGAAAGAGAAAAATTAAATTTAATGCAAAAACAAGAATCTTCATTAAAAAGACAAATGGCACTAAAAGCTGTATCTTCATTTTTTGGTTTGCCTTTCTTTAATAAAGGTGGATCTGTTAGAAAAGGTGAGCCTGTTGTAGTTGGTGATAGTGCTTCAGGTAGAGGTGGTGAATTGTTTGTACCAAATTCATCAGGTCAGATTATTCCTAATTCAAGGCTTGGGTCTATGGGTGGTGGAGTTAATGTCAATTTTAATATTAATACTGTTGATGCTAGTGGCTTTAGCGAATTGCTACAAAGATCAAGAGGAACAATAACTCAAATAATTAACAATGCTGTTAATGAAAGAGGGAGAGCGGCAATAATATAATGGCTGGAGCATTTCCTATATCTACATCTGCATTTTCTACAATGGGAATAAGAAGTATTCAAAATACTATTATTTCTAAATCACAATCAGGAAAAAAATTATCGAGACAAATAGATGGACAAAGATTTGCATTTACTGCAAAAATAATAACAGCAAAAAGATCAGATGTTTATGGTGAGCTTATGGCTTTTATTATGAAACAAAGATCACAAAAAGAAAATTTTACAATAATTCCACCAGAGCTTGAAGATGCTAGAGGAGTTGAAACAGGAACTTTAGCAGTTGTAGGTAGTCATACTGCTGGTGATACAACGATTGCAATAGATGGATTTGCTTCAGACACAGCTAACAGATTACGTAAAGGAGATTATATAAAATTTAATGGGCATACAAAAATTTACATGGTAGTAGAAGATGTAACTAGTTCTTCTGGTGCGGCTACGGTAACAATAGAGCCACCATTAATAACAACTTTAGCAGATGATGAAGCTGTTTCCTATGACAATATTCCTTTTACTGTTCACTTAACAAATGACATTCAAGAGTTTGGTGTTGTAGGTGCATCAAATACAGGAGAGCTTTTATATGAGTTTGAGTTAGACGTTGAAGAAGCTCTATAATGTCAAAATATTTAGTAAGACATTGGATTAATGTTGATGTTATTGCAGAAAAAGTAGTTGAAGAAACTGAAATTGATTTAAAAACGAATGACTTAGGAAAGCATAAAATCCCTGATGGCAGTTTTAGTTTTGTTATGATAAAAGATAGTGAAAAAATAAATAGAACAACTTACGAGATTTATGACGAGAGCATTAACAACAGCAGTAAAAAACGAACTAGCGACAAATGAGATTAGACCAATTCATCTTATCACTATCGGTTTCGCTACTCCTGTTAATATTACTGATAACTCATTTTCAATAACATCTGCTGTATCAGGTAGTTCCGTGACTTATACTGCTAGTGATTTTATTTTAGGTCTATCAAGTTTTTCCGAAGAAACAGATGTAAATCTATCTCCTATATCATTAAGTTTATCAGGTGCAGATCAAACTTTTATCTCAACTATCCTAAACGAAAATGTAATAAATGATGAAGTAAAAATTTTTAGAGGTTTTTTACAAGATACAAATGTTTTATTTGCAGATCCTTTTTTACTTTATAATGGTCAAATAGATAATTTTAGTGTGCAAGAAACTGATACAGATTCTACAGTAAATTTAGATATAGTTTCTCATTGGGCAGATTTTGAAAAAAAATCAGGACGTAAAACTAATAACACATCTCAACAAAGATTTTTCAGTACAGATGTTGGAATGGATTTTAGTTCACAGACAGTACAAGATATAAAATGGGGTAGAGCTTAATGATAAAAAAATTATTTAAGAAAGCAGTCAAAATATTTACAGCTCCTTTTAAAATAGTATCAAAAATTATAAGTAAAGCAATTTCTTGGCTTATACCAACACCTGATATTCCTGATTTTGGTGTAGGTGAGTTTGATGATTTTGAGAAAGGTATTCTATTAAATAAACAATCAAATGATGCGTCAGTTCCAATAGTATATGGTGAAAGATTAATTGGTGGCGTAAGAGTTTTTATACAAACTAGTGGTACTGATAATGAGTTTTTGTATATGGCTTTAGTTATGTGTGAGGGTGAAATAAACTCTATTGAAGAAATAAGAGTTGATGACAAAGTTGTAACTTTTACTGGTGCGTTAACAGATAACACTCAAAGAACAGTAGCAAGTTCAGATTCTAATTTTTATAAAGATGGAGCAAGTTATATAACTGTAGAACCACATTTAGGTAGCGATAGTCAAAGTGCATCTAGTTTATTATCAACATTATCTTCATGGGGTAGCAATCATAAATTATCTGGAATAGCATATTTAGCTTTAAAGTTTAAATGGAATCAAGATATTTTTGGATCAATACCTAAAGTACAAGCTAGAGTAAAAGGTAAAAAAATAGTAACCTTAGACGCAAGTTTGAATGAATCTTCTGCAACTTACTCAACTAATCCAGCTTTTTGTATTTTAGATTATTTAAGAAATGAAAGATACGGTAAAGGTATTGCCACATCTGATTTAGATTTACAAAGTTTTAGAGATGCTTCACAAGTTTGTATAACACAAGTAACACCTTTCTCTGGTGGATCAGATATAAATCTATTTGATACAAATGCAGTTTTAGATACATCAAAAAAAGTTATAGAAAATTTAAGAGAACTTATAAAAGGGTGTAGAGGATTTTTACCATATTCATCAGGTAAATATAAATTAGTAATTGAAACAACAGGATCAGCTTCTATAACATTAACAGAGGACGATATAATTGGTGGATACACATTATCTAGTCCATCAAAAAGTGAAAGATATAATCGTGTTATCGTAAATTATATTGAGCCTACAAGAAATTATCAAGTTAATGAAGTACAATATCCAGCCATAGACGATAGCGGTTATGCGACAGCAGATAAACACGCAACAATGAAAACAGCAGATGGTGGGTTTTTATTAGAGGGTCGCTTTGACTTCAAAACTCTAACCAGTCCGTATCAGGCAGAAGAGATGGCAGAGATTATACTTAGACGTTCTAGAGAAGCATTACAATTAAGTTTGAATGTAAGTTTCGATGCTTATGATTTAGTTATTGGAGATATTGTGAATATTACACATAGCTCACTTGGATTTTCATCTAAACCTTTCCGTGTGATGTCATTAACTTTTAACGAGGACTATACTATTGGTTTAGATTTGGTTGAGTATCAAGGTAGTCATTATACATTTGCACCAAAAGCAGAGCAAACTACAACTCCATCAACAAATTTACCAAATCCATTTGTTATACAGCCACCAGCTTCATTAACACTTTCAGATGAAATGATAGAATATTCTGATGGTACAGTTATAACAAGATTAAATATTTTAGTAGGAGCTTCTCCAGATTCTTTTGTTTCTAATTATCAAGTTGAAGCAAAAAAAACATCAGAGTCAGATTTTAAAATTATTTCTACAGGATCACAATTAAATCATGAATTATTAAATGTAGTCGATGGTATCGAATATTCAGTTAGGGTTAAAGCAATCAATAGCTTTGGAGTATCGTCTAGTTTTATATCTTCAACTCGTACTATAGTAGGTGCAACAGATACTCCGTCAGATGTTTCAGATTTTAATATTTCAATGGTAGGTTCAAATCAAATGTCTTTAAATTGGACAGCAGTAACAGATCTAGATATAGAGTTTTATGAAATAAGATATTCAATAGGTTCAGGTACGACAGCTTGGTTTAATACTTCTCCGCTAGTCCAAGTTCCAAGAAGAAAATCCAATAGTGTAGTTGTTAACGCACTTAAACCACCATTTAATCTATATATAAAAGCTGTAGATAAACTTGGCAATGAATCAGCAGAACCAGCAATAATAACTTCAAGTGTTGTTGCTTTACAAGCATTTGAAGATATTTCATCAATACAAGAAGAAACTGCATTTTCAGGAACTTTCACAAATACTTTTAAAGGAGAAGATAAAAATAATAATCCAGCAGTAACTTTAGATACGATAACTTTATTTGATGCAAGATCAGGAAATTTTGACGATGCAGATAGTAGTGGTTTTTTCTTCGATACAGGTGGTTTAGCAAATAATATAACTAGCTCTGGTAATTACGTTTTTGCAAATAGTTTTTCTTTAGATGCTATCTATGATGCAACTTTCCAAGTAGAGCTTACTATGGAATCTGATGACCCTTATGATTTATTTGATTCAGGTCGTGGTGCATCGCTATTTGACGATGCTCCTGCACCCTTTGATGGTAATGCTCCAACAAACAATAATGCGATAATCCAAATAGGTGCAGACGACACAGCATTATCAAATATATCTACTTTTACGACAGTGGCACAACAAGGTACATTTAAAGGTAGATTTTTTAAATTTAGAACTGTATTATCTTCTGCAAATAATAATGCTAGACCTCTTGTTACAGGACTAAAGGCTAGACTAGTTTTAGAAAAAAGAACAGAAACAGGAGATGATATATCTTCTGGTACAGGAACTAAATCAGTAACTTTTACAAATGGTTTTTTCCAGATACCAAATATTACTGTAACAGGACAGGACCTTGCTTCTGGAGATTTCTTTGTCATAAGCAACAAATCAAAAACAGGCTTTGACATTGTATTTAAAAATAGTAGTAATAGTATTATTAACAAAACTTTTGATTTCCAAGCTAGAGGTGTAGGCTTGAAAAATTAATCAAAAAGGAGTATAAAAACTTATGTCACAAGTAACAGATGTATCTTTAGCGAACCAAGCATTCGGAACTTTTAGATCTGAACTCAATTCTATTTTAGGTGCTTTAAATACTGCACATATAGGTAGCTCAGCTCCAGGATCAGTAGCAACAGGAACAATTTGGGTGGATAATGGAACATCAGGAAAATTGAAAGTCAAAATAAATGATGGTTCTGATAATGTAGAGTTATTTGAAGTTGACATATCTTCAAATGCAATCACAAGTAATATGTCAGTTACAGGAACAATAACAGAAACAGACCCAAATGCTTTACCATTGGCTTTAGCTTTAGGATAGGAGATTAAATGGCAAATACTTTTAAACAAATAAATTTTGCGGCTGAACCTGCTTCGGCTGGAACACCTTACGTAGTTTATACTACAGCTTCATCTACAACTACAGTTATCATTGGTTTAATTTTAACAAACATTCACACAACAGGAGTAACAGCAGAAGTTGAATTAGTTTCTACAACAGCAAATAGAGGTGGTGCGAACAATGTTGCAAATGGAACATCTTTTTTAGTTAAAGATGTAAGTATCCCTTTAGGTTCATCATTAGAACTTTTAACAGGCGGTAAGGTTGTTATGGAAGCTGGAGATGCAATAAGAATAGATTGTTCAGTTGCAGATAAACTTTCTGGCTCATTATCAGTTTTAGAAATTACTTAGGAGAATAAATGAGTTATATCGGTATTCCACCACAAGCTAATTTTTCTTCAGGTCTATTAGATAGATTCACAAGTACAACAGGAACAACAGTAACCCTGACACATGATATAGCTTCAGAAAACGATATAGTCGTATTCGTAAATTTTGTAAAACAAGACAGCACAACTTATTCAGTTGGTGGAACAGGAAACAAAACTTTAACTCTGGGTGGCACATTAGTTTCATCTGATATAGTAGAAGTTCATTATCTTAACATTGTAGGTCAAACAAATGCACCATCTTCAGGAAGTGTCACAACAGCAACTATTAACGATAACGCAGTAACAGGAGCAAAACTAAACACAGATGTGATTTCAGCACAAACAGAATTAGCATCAGCACCAGACTCAACAGATGAATTATTAATATCTGATGCTGGAGTTTTGAAAAGAGTAGATGTATCTTTAGTTGGCGGAGATAATACACCATCATTTTTAGTAAAATTGTCTGCAAATGTGACTAACCAAACTGCTAATTCAACAGTAAAAGCACCATACAACACTGAGGTCTATGATACAGATAATGCTTTTGACAATTCATCAAATTATAGATTTACAGTTCCAAGCGGAGAGGGTGGAAAATATTTTATATTTATGCACCAAAATATTAGAGAAGAGGGTCAAAATGATAATTACCAATATTTAACTGCAAGATTATATAAAAATGGAAGTTTTTATACAGAGGGTCAAAGAGCATTTGGTGGAAATAATTTAGCCGCAAATTTTAATAATACAGCAAGTTTTGGTATAATTATGGAATTAGCGGCATCTGATTATTTAGAATTTTACATAAAAGTTTATAATAGCCCTTTTATATTTATGGAAGAGGGTAGTTATGCTGGTGGATACAAATTGATAGGAGTTTAATTATGGCATTTAGTAAAATTATTGCAGAATCTATGGACTTATCAGATTCCTACAACTTTACAGGAACACTACAACAAAATGGTGCGAGTATTGGTGGAAATAATGAGCCAATGGTTTCTGCGTATATGAATACATCACAAACACCTACAAGCACAGTAAATACAAAAATTCAGTATAATACTGAGTATTACGATACTGATAGTGCCTACGATAAGGACACTAATTACAGATTTACAGTTCCTAGTGGAAAAGGTGGTAAATATTTTATTCATGCAACTTGCTATATGTTTGGAAATAATAATGATGAAAGATACAAAGAAATATATATTGCAGTTAATGGTAATAGGGTTAGAAGAAACCAAAATTATCATCAATACAGCACTTCTCAGGGTAGTGGTGGAAATCAAAATATCACTTGTATAATAAATTTATCTGCTGGAGATTATGTAGAATTTTATGGAAGAATAAGAGTTCAAAGTGGAACACCATCTTTTTATGGTGCGTCAGCAGATACAGATAGATACTCGTTTTTTGAAATAATAAGAATTATAGAATAAAATTAAGGAGGAAACTATGGCACAACTAAGTACAAAAATAAAACTCTACTGCGAAGCTAATGGTGTTTCAAATGTAGATTTTATGAAAGATGTCATGTTGCAAGATGATAGTGATGGAAAAGGTGCATATATCAAAGAATGGAATCTTGATATAAAAAAACCTACTGACAAACAACTATCAACTTATGAAACTGCTGGTAATACTGCTGAAAGTAATGCTAATGTAGATGCAACAAGACGACAAGCTTATGGCTCATGGGGAGATCAATTAGATGAAATCTATCATGATATTGAAGCTTGGAAAACAAGGATTGCTGGTATAAAATCAAACAATCCAAAAAAATAAATAGGAGATAATTTTCTATGGCTTATATTGGTAAGGAGCCAACAACAGGTAATTTTATTTATGCTGATGATATAACAACTTCAGCAACAAACACTTATAATATTTTAGTAGGTGGAGTTGCGTTTAGTCCAGAGTCAGCTAATCATCTTATCGTCAGCTTGAATGGTGTAATACAGAAAGCAAATACATCTTTTTCTGTAAGCGGTAGTCAAATAACTTTTATACCATCATCAGGAACTTTATCTTCATCTGATAGCATAGACTTCATATTAATATTAGGTTCGGTTAATGACGTTGGAGTAGCAACGACAGTTTCAGATAGTGCAATTACAAAAAACAAACTTAATTTGATTTCTGATAGTTCAAGTGCTGGTCTTACAGTTAAAGGTGATGGCAGTTCAGAAAATGGAACTCTACAATTAAATTGTTCCCAAAATTCACATGGTGTTAAAATATCTTCACCAGCTCATAGTGCTGGTCAATCGTATGAATTAATTCTACCAACAGGAAATGTAACTGCTGATAAAGTTTTAAAAGTTGCATCAGTATCAGGTTCAGGAACAACAGGAATAGGACAATTATCTTTTGGAGATGCTGGTGGTGGATTAGAAATGTTAGATATGTGGTACACTACTAGCAACCAAGATATTACTAGCGACACAGGAACAGTAGCAACAAATTGGGCTAGAGTAGTAGAAACAGGTTTTGGACAAATTGGGTCAGGTATGACTCATAGTTCAGGAATTTTTACTTTTCCAGCAACAGGATATTATTTAGTAGTTTTTAATGGTCAATTTTATACTTCATTAAATAGTGGAGAAAATAGATCAATAGAAGCACAACTTGAATACACGACAAATAATGCTAGTTATGGATCAACTTCAACAGGTAGAACTAATACATCAAATACAGGTGCAAGTACATATGCTGGTGCTTATACAGAATTTGTTTTTGATATAACAGATGTGTCCAATCAAAAAGTAAGAACAAAAGTTTATGGAAATCAAGGATTTAAAGTAATAGGTGCTACTTCAGATAGGGTATATACATCAATAAGATTTATGAAATTAGCAAATACATAGGATAAAATTATGCCATTAATAAAATTAAACACACAATCAGCAACATCACTTGACGCAACAAAGCTAACAGGAAATCTACCAGCTATTAGTGGTGCGAGTTTAACAGGTATTTCAAGTGGATTAACCCATCTAAAAACACTTACTGCAAGCAATGTATCGCAATTAAACATTCAAAACGGCTCAGATGGTGTCGTTATTGATACTACTTACGATGTTTATATTTTGAAAGCATCTAGAGTTTATGGCGCATCAAACGATGTGCAACTTCACATGAGAGCAAAATATGGCTCTACAACACAAACATCAGGCTATCGTCATGTGTCAGGTGGATTTCATTCTGACGGAACAGGGGTATCAAGTGCAAATAATTATTCTACAAGTCATTTAATGCGAAGTAGAGATGAAATAAGAAATAACTATCCTGAATATTTTAATGCAACTTTTGAATTTCATAATTTAGGTCAATCATCTGCTAGAATAATGATGATATACAGATCAGGTTTTATGAAAAATTCATCAGGTAATACTTTTTATGATGCTGGAGTAGGAAGAACAGACTCAAATCAAACTTGGGATGGTTTAGAAATAGAAATGTCTAGTGGTAATATTTATGGAGTATTTTCTTTATACGGAGTTTCAAAATAATGAGTAAATATCTAAAACAAATAAATGACACAATAGTAGAAATGTCAGAAAAAGAAATTAATGAAAGAAAAGCCAAAGAAAAAGAATGGAATGACAATTTATTTAATAATGCTATCAAAGATTTAAGAGAAGAAAGAAATAAATTACTTGCAGAAACAGATTATTTATCTTTATCGGATCAATCACTTACAGATGAAATGAAAAAATATCGTCAAGATTTAAGAGATATTACAAAAGGTTTATCAACAGTAGAACAAGTTAAGGCAGTAGAATTTCCAACAAAACCTTAGGATCTAAATGCAATTATCAAAAAATTTTTCATTAGAAGAAATGGAACGTTCTCAAACAGCTCAACGTATGGGAATTAAAAATAAAGCTGGATCAGGTGAAATAAAAAATCTTACTGATTTATGTTATAATGTTTTAGAGCCATGCAGAGCAAAGTTTGACAAACCAATTCGTATTAGTTCTGGTTATAGATCAGAAGAATTATGCGTAGCAATAGGTTCAAAAAAAACTAGTCAACATGCTCTCGGGATGGCGGTCGATATGGAGATACCATCAGAGAGTAATTTAAAGGTCGCACTTTGGCTTCAAAATAACGTGGACTTTGATCAGCTTATTTTAGAATACTATACAGGAGAAGCTAACTCTGGGTGGATTCATGTATCTTTTCATGAGGGTAACAATAGAAAACAAGTATTAACATTTGACGGCAAATCATATACAAATGGATTACCAGATGCAAAATGGTCTGGTGGTAAATTACAAAACTAAAGGAGAATAATATGCCGTATCATACAGGAAAACATTCAAAAGGAATGAAAAAGAATAAAAAGAAAAAGAATAAAATGGGCAAAAGAAAAAGAAAATAATGGTTAAAGTAGCATCGATAAAAAACATTGTTAAAGATTTAAAACCCAGACAAAAAAAAACAATGAATCGTCATGCAAGACATCATAGTCTAAAGCATATGAGATCGATGGCTAATGCTATGAAAAAAGGTGCTACTTTTGCTTCTGCTCATAGAAGAGCAATGAGGAGTGTAGGAAAATGAGAGGATTTACAACTACATCTACACTAGCAGAAATGATTAACAAAAGACCAATGCGAAAGAGAAGAAGAAATGTCAAAAAAAAGAAAAAGAAGAAAAGTACCAAAAGATAAACGAACAGGATTACCGAAGAAATATCTTGCTGGATTATCAGGTAGTAAGAGGTCCTCTAGAGCTAGTCTTATAAAAACAATGTCAAGAATTTATAAATCAGGTGGTACTATACCAGCTTACATGTTTAGACAGAGGGTAAAATAATGGCAACAAGAAGACCTTTATCAGCAAGAGTACAAGCAACGTTAAGAGCTAAAGCAAAGAAAAGAAAAGGTATTACTTATAGTACCTTAGCAAAAGTGTATCGTAGGGGACAAGGTGCATTTCTTAGCTCTGGATCTAGACCAAGAACATCGATGGCGGCTTGGTCGATGGGAAGAGTTAACTCATTCTTGAGAGGATCGAGAAAACATGATACAGATTTGCGTAGAAAGAAAAAAAGACGATGAAAACTAATAAAGAAAAATTTGCTGAAATAGATGGTAGAATAAAATTAGTAAATCAAAAAATAGATTTAATAATTAAAAATCATCTTCATCACATGAAAAAAGATATTGATCGTATCTTATATAGTTTAGGTGCGATTGGTTTGTTAGTTATAGGTCAACTCCTTTACATTATCTCCAAATAGTTGTACAACCCTTAGTATGGGTTTTAAACGGATTTTAGTCATATCGGATATGCACGTGCCATTCCATCATAAAGATAGTATGGAATTTTTACGTGAAATAAAAAAAGAATATAAGCCACAGTTCGTAGTCAAT